CCGCCCTGCTTCAGGTATTCATCTACCCAAAGACAAGTCGCCAGAGGATGCGCGGTCTTAGTTCGCCCGGGGAAGTCGGCAGGAGCTAAACCGTTTGCATAGTACTGGTATCTCGCATATACGATATTATATACGAGCTGCGGAGTACTGTCAACAGACGAGGGAAAAGCGCTCTCAGCGAGCGAGCCGCTCGTTTCGACATAAGGCGTGAAAGGATAAGCGCCCTTGTATATCTGAGTTTTTACAGCCGGATACAGGCGAGTTTTAAATGCCTGCATACGCCCGTTGAGAGCGGAAGTATCGATATGTACCTTGCAATCAACTTTCATACAGCATCAATCCCTATGTTATGTAGGTGCCCGTCTGCCCATCTGTGATGTATATTTGACACTGCGTAGAAATGCTTTTCTGCGCCTTCCTTCGATGGGGTCAACCCCGAATACACACCGGGAACTATGAGCGCCTCTGCAAAAAGGCTATCATAATCAACAGTGTTCGACACATCATAAAGCGTAACGTGCAGCATCTTATCAGTAGTGATAGTATATCGCACATCATAGTAGATGGTCTTTGTGTAAGTGGTTTTATAACCACCGTTGACAGGTTCTGTCGCTTTAACGGGCTTGAAAACGGTTACTGCCTGATTACGCAGCGCTGTAGATGGACTTCTCATCTGAGCTTCACCTTCACTCCCGAAACCTTGAACTCTGCTAACAATGCGAGCACTGAGGGAAAAAGACCGTATATGTCGGCGGCAGCGGTAAAGGCTGTTTTGGTCTTAGCCTGTGCAGAATAACTGTAGTCGGGCACACTCTCAGAAGTGATAGTTGTTGTACCCGCCGATTCTGTGTAGTAATCCACACCGCCTGCCTTTGATGACAAAGCTATCTGAGTTGCAACAGCGAGCTTGATCTTTGCAGGCGCATTTGCGCCATAATCTCTACCGAGATACGAGTTAACTGCTGTTTCAGCCCAGAAATCAAGCGCGGCAAAATCGCTCTGCGATACTGTCACACCTGTCGGATAGGTAAGATATTCCGCATAAGTCAGAATTGCCACGCTGATCACCTCTCATCATCAGGTTGTTGTAACGATTGCTATACCCTTAGGCGTGGGCAGTACGGGGATAAATACGCCCGAAGCCTTTGTCCATGTTGCAACAGGATCGGGAGCTACCCACTGAGACAGATAGATGAAGTTCTGGAATCCGCTTGTCTCGAATGCCTTGTTGTTGAGCTCTTCGGGAGTTGCTCCCCAGAGGCCGACACCTACATCACCGGCAGAACCAGTTTCAGCAAGTACACAGAGAGTATCAGTGAACATTCTGGATGTGGTCTCTGTACCGTCTGTATCAGTATAGGTGTAATAGCTGTCATCTACGATGATCTCATCAATGCCGAAGAGGCTGTTGAACAGAGTTGTAACCTGCTCCTTGGAAATAAGAATACCTGCCATGAGAGTACCGTTGATAGCAGTCTGAATGCCACTGTTTCCGGTGAAGTAGCGAAGTACCTTTGTGGATGTGATCATCTTGTTGTAGGGATAGCCCGAAGCCTTTGCAGCATCGGTAAGGGTCTGAAGATCGCCGAGAATGTCATAGCTGGAGTTAGACCAGTTCTTTGTTACCTTGTTGGCACCGGGCACACCGTAGTCAACAGTGAGAACAACGTTATTCTCGTTAATGGTCATCTTACCGGTAGTAAGCACTTCAAACTTGGCTACATCGGTTCTGGTCTTGACAGAGCGTACCATGTTGGACATATCGTCAAGAGCGTAGTCGATAGCAACATTATCGCGCACGCCGCGGGAAATGTAGCGCTGGAGATTTTCTGTGAGGTTGATCTTCTCCTTGACGAGGAGCTGTTCGATCTTCACAACTTCGAGCGCAGGGCGAACGCCGATAAGCGCCTCAGTATCAAATGCGTGGATCTTTGCAGCGTGGGGGAGTGTGGGGCTGTTTGCAAGCCTGATATACTCCGCCTCAAGATACTCGGTCTTTGTGTTGGGGAAGAGCCTGTCGGATACAGGAGCTGCGGGGAGCTTTATCTGAGTTGCAAGCTCAAGCAGATCCTTTTCGGTAATTTTTTCAAGTATTGTGCTGAGACTCATATATGCTCACCTCTCTTAGCCCTCAGGATATTCGGGCACAACGTTATCAAAATCAAAGTAGATGCCGTTAGCAGCAAGCGCAGCCTTAGCATCATCATCGAGACCACTGACACCAGTGTTGAGACGATCTTCCCAGACATGACCGGAGATCATGAGGGACATAGGTGCATCACCGTCTGTAACATCAACATCATTAAATACGATGCCGACAGCAGTCGCGCCGTTAGCAGGATAAACAGTACCGGACTTGATGATCTTACGACCATTGATAGTCTCGATCTGATCATTATCATCCTCAGCAGTGTAAGATACAAGGCGGAGACTTCTTTCAGAAGCGAGCCAGGGGATATCCGGTGTGCTTGTATAAGTCGTGATTATGCTCATGCTTTTTCACCTTCTTAAGTAGTGGGGTTTGAGGCGGATGGAGCAAATCTGTCGTTGAATCGCTTCGCCGCTCTTGCAGCAAAGCTCAGATCTTCTGCACCGCTCTTGCTTCCGGGATCACCTAAAAACTTCGGCTTTGGTTCAGGATCAGTCACCTTAAAAGCATCCTTATCCGCTTCTTTCTGCTTTGTCAGGAATTCATCAAAGCCAGTGATTGCACCGTCTTTGAGTTCCAGCTTTGCAGCCTTGAGCTCAGATACAAAATTCTTCTTAGCCGAACCCGATGTGAACTCTACGCCCGCCTTTGTTATGGCCTCAGCAATAGCATCATCATAAGTTCTGCCGTCAATCTTGCTCTGAAGTTCTGCAGTATCAGCATCATACTTCTTCTGCAGTTCGTCAAGTTTCGTCTGCAACTCAGCAGACTTGTCGGGGGTTGCTTTCAGCTTTTCGAGCTCTGCGGACACTGTTGCAAGTTGAGTTTTCTCAGCTGCTAATTCGTCACGCACTGCCTTTATGGACTGCCCGTGTAAAGCCATTACGGAATTGAGCATTGCATCTGTTACATTGTCAAGTCCTTCAAAAATAGTTCTCAGTTGTTCCCTTGTCATTTTTGGTTCTCCTTGTCTTACGCTTTTTACGAGTTATCGATCTCGCAGATCAGAGCCCCTGCGGGTTACGCCCGCGAAGCGCATATTATTATTTTTAATATATCACAAAAAAATCTGTTTGTCAATAGTGTTTTTAGTAAATTCGCTCATTTTCGTATCTTCTTCCGAGGTCGGCGTTCTCAGGTCGGTTGAGCCAGTCCCGGATCTCCTTCTGTTTCTCACGTACTTTTGCTTTGGCTTCGGTCGTATCAAGCCCCGCACCTTCGGCAACGGCGAGCTCTCTTTTCGCTTTTCGTATGGCACGCTCATAGCCTCTCTGCTGCTGAGTTTTCTCATACTGTTCCCTGTTCTTTTCTTCATCGTATTGCTCGAAGCTTGGAGTCGTACCGGGGAAATACGGGAAGAACCTGTGGCGGCAGTTAATACCGCACAGGCCTAACATATCACCGTACTCGGTCACATCGTAAAAGTTCTCATATCCATGAGAGCCGGTCAGGCTGAAAATTTTTCCCTGCCATTCTGCGTGCTCAGGGCGAGCGCCGAAGTGGGATGATACCTCAACAAGATCATACTGATAGTCTTCCATCCTTGCAAGTGTCATTTTTCCACTGGTCTGTGAAATGGCTGTGCGGATGTTTCTGCGGACTGCGACTTCTATCGAATCTTGATGCCCACTATCCCAATGCACCATCTGAATTCCACTGTCAATCAAAGAACGACAGGAAGAGTATACAGCCTGATCAAGCGACTTTTCTCCAGTGCGCATAGCCAGAAAGCCCGCATTAGTCGCATCGTAGTAAGCTCTGTTCGTGGCATGTGTCAGGGTCTCATATCCGTTAGGTGCATAGTTCATGCGCGTATTCGTAAGATTGGACAAACCAAACTCAGCATTTTCTATACAAGCATCGATAGCGACCTGCAGCCTCGGCGATTGATCCAGAGGGAGCGGATCAGTCGTAAGCTGCCCGTTGTCAAGAGCCTGTCGGTATATACGCTCATCGCCT